ATTCAATATTTTGAATCAACGGGCCAGCTGGCGGCGGTTGAAGATTTAGAGCCTTTGCTTGAAGCTTGGGCAACGATGGGCCGGTCGGAATTTTTAAACGGAATAAATAAAATCGTGGCAGATATTGAGGGTGCGCATGGTGTGGTGGTTGATAGGGTGATGGTTGATGGATATGCAAAAGCAGCGCTTGATGCAGTGGGAGACTATCCCGCTCGAGTTGCGCAACGCGACAGCGCCGACTAAGTTCAGCTTAGCGATCCGCGCGGGCGATAAGTTCAAGCCGCCGGTCGATATTCCCACGCTCGATTGGTTGCGTGATGAATTTGTATTGCCACCGGAATCGGGCGATTTAGCGGGCAGTTACAATCCAGATTACGTGCCGTATTTATGGGGAATATTTGCAGCACTGGATGACCCTAAAATAAAGCTTATCGCCATGATGAAAGCTGCGCAAATCGGCTGGACATTTGGCCTTGTTGGCTTTTTAGGAAAGCGCATCCAGCGTTTACCAGGCACGATTATGATGCTGTTTCCCAAAGAGGGCGACGCGAAAGCATTTAGCGAGGAAAAACTATCACCGTCGATACGATCAACGCCTGCATTAAGCGGCTTAATTGATACCCGTACACGAGTTAACGGTAACACCGCGTTTCAAAAACGCTTCCCAGGTGGATTTATCAAAATGGTGGGTTCAAACTCCACCGGCAACGTTAAATCAACACCTGCTCAGCTAGTAATAGCCGAAGAGCCGGACGACACCAGCGACAACATTGCTAGTCAGGGTGATGCATTGCGCTTAGTGCGTGAAAGATTAAAGCGCCAAAGCAGCGGCAAAATGATACTTGGCGGCACGCCATCGGTAAAAGGCGCTTCGCGGGTAGAAGAGTTCGTCGAAATGTCGAATCAAATGGTACTGCCCATCACCTGCCAAGATTGTGAAGAACAGCATGTGCTTGATTGGGCCAACGTGTCGTGGATAGATCGCACCGATAATGTCGAGCATGTCGTATTCGGTAAAGCCGATCCAGATACAGCCGTTTATAGCTGCCCAAATTGCGGCTCGATTTGGGACGATTGGCAGCGCAAAAAGAACGTATTCGACACGATAAAAAAATCCTATGACGATGGCGAGCAGTTTTGCGGCTGGCAAGCAACAGCTCAAACATCCGGCGGCATAGTTGGCTTTAAAGAACTAAACGAATTGTATGTTTGCATACCCGGCACCAGCCTTGCTGATGTCGCGCGGGATTACTTAGAAGCCCTGCACGAACAAGACAAAGGCGACCAGTCCGGCATGATCGTGTTTGAAAACTCAAAACTCGGCAGGCCCTACGAATTTAAAACAGACGCACCAGAAGCAGACGATCTCGCCGAACGGGCCGAAGATTACAAAGTGTTAACCGTTCCGCATGGTGGCTTAGTGCTAACAGCGGGGGTTGATGTTCAGCACGACAGATTAGCCATTACCATTTGGGCGCATGGGCGTGATGAAGAAATGTGGCTAGTGTATTGGGACGAGCTACCAGCAGCGGTGACCTGCATAGATGTCAATGACGGAGTTTGGACAGCGCTAGATGACCTGTTATTTCAGTCATTCAAACACCAAGCAGGTTTTGAAATGAAAATGTCGGCCATCTCAGTGGATTCGTCCGATGGGGCCACGTCCGATGCGGTTTATACCTACGTTCGCAAGCGCCAAAAGCGCGGCGTAATGGCCGTAAAAGGCTCATCAAACGATTACGGCACGCGTGAAATCTACATGCTGCCCAAGAAAATAGACCACAAAAGCGCCACTAAAAGCAGTAAATACGGCTTGCGCATTTATGGCGTGGGAACATACAAAGCAAAAGAACTGCTAATAGGCGGCAAAGGTCGCGTAACGCTAAAAGGTCGCGGAGCTGGTCGAATGCACTGGCCCAAAGACATACGAGCCGATTTTTACGAACAATTAATGTCTGAAGTATTAGCCCCGCATAGAACAATAAAGCGCAAGTTTCAGTGGCACGTTAAATCGGGCGTGCGAAACGAGGCGTTAGATTGCACCGTTATGGCATTACATGCGGCGCGGTCGGTAAAAGTTCACACCATGACAGAAAGATCGTGGCAAAACTTAGAAGCAAAGTACAAACAAGCAGACATATTTGCAGAATCAAAGCGGCAAGATGATGTGGATTCGAATGGTATTGGCAAAGAAACGATTCTGGCCAATAAAACAGAAACAAAAGCCCGCAGCACACCGTGGGCAGCAAGCGGTGACGATTGGATATGAGTACAGCAACAGACATGTTAGCGTTGTATATAGACGCAGAAAAATCCGTGTTAAAAGGCAAGCAAGTAACCTTTGGTGATCGCACATTGGGGCGCGAAAACCTACAGGAAATTATAAAAGGCCGCCAAGAATGGCAGGCGCGTGTTAACGCAGAATCGGCCAGATCAAAAGGCGGATCATCACTTTACTCAACGGTAGACTTTAGATGAATATAGTCGATAACGTTATTGGTCAATTTTCACCCAGCTGGGCGTATAAACGTGCCCGTTTTCGTGGCGCATTAGCAGCTTATGAAGCAGCAGAACCTGGGCGACTAAGAAAAGACAAGCCAGACAACAGAAGCGGCGATGCGCTAACGCAAAAAGCCGGTACCAGCATTCGCGGTTACGCACGCCAACAAGAACAAAATTACGACTTAGCAGAAGGCATATTAGCCACGTTGGTCGATAACGTCATTGGCCCACAAGGTATCAGCATAGAGCCGCAGCCACGTGATACCGATGGCAACTTACTGCCAGACCTATCAAAACAAATACTCGAACTGCGCAAAGATTGGATGCGCAAGCCCGATGTCACAGGCGAACACGATTGGGCGGCCTGCGAACGTCTTATTGCCCGCGCATGGTTTCGCGATGGCGAAGCACTGCTGCAAGAACTAAAAGGCACAATTCCATCATTAAAACACAATACATTGGTTCCTTATTCAATAGAAATGATAGAAGCCGACCTATTGCCAATGGAATACACCGATTTAAACAAAGGCATCACCCAAGGCGTAGAGCGCAGCAGTTGGGGCAGGCCATTAGCGTATCACCTATTCAAAGAACACCCTGGCGGCGTCAACTACACCCATATCATGCTGCAAACAAAGCGGGTAACAGCAGACAATATCCTGCACCCTAAAATCGTCAAGCGCTTCAAACAAGCGCGTGGCGTGTCCATATTTGCACCCATGTTACGGCGCATAGAAGACATAAAAGATTACGAAGAATCCGAGCGAGTCGCCGCAAGGATAGCCGCCGCCATGTGTGGCGTTATCAAAAAAGGCACAGCAGATGATTACGTTGGGCCACAAGATCCCGATGCCGACCGATCATTCAAAGTAAAGCCCGGCATGATGTTCGACAACTTATTACCCGGTGAAGAAATTGGCACCGTGGACAGCAATCGCCCATCATCATTGCTCGAAGGGTTTAGAGACTCAATGGTGCGCATGTTAGCCGCCGCCTCGCGTGGCACGTTCTCATCCATTGCACGTAAATACGACGGCACCTACTCAGCGCAACGCCAAGAACTGGTCGAAGGTTACATTGCCTACAAAGCATTATCGCAATTATTCTCAAGCCAAGTCAGTTACCCCGTTCATCGCAGCATGATCGACATGGCCGTATTATCAGGCCAATTAAAACTACCCGCAAATTTAGACCGAAACACCCTGCACGATGCAGAATGCAGAGGCCCATCCATGCCGTGGATAGACCCAGACAAAGAAGCAAAAGGCAACGAGCGTTTAGAACGCGCAGGCCATAAATCGCCACAGCAAAACATACGTGATCGCGGCGCAAATCCACGCACCGTTATGGATGAGATAGAAGCATGGCGAAAAGAAGCAGACAGCCGAGGTTTAATCTTCACCACCGATGCAAAGCATGAAATGGTGTCGGAAGCTGTTGAAGTTAAGGAAGTTGATAGCGATGACGACGAAAAAGACGAGGGTTAATCATGAGTGAAAATATTTACACGGTATACGCGATTGAAGAAGGTTTTTCTGATTTCGCAACCGTGGGTTTTTACAC